TACCGTTGTAGATCAATCTATCTGGCAAACAAATAGCCGGGTAGGGCAATAGATCAACTTGTTCAACGCAACTGTACACCACACGAAAGTTTTTTGATTCTAGCCCATGTTTGGAAAACAACTGGAAAAAACCTTCCATATCGGCGGCCGATACCCCTTCGGGCTTGAGATCAAACACCCAAATAAATCTAGGTATGTCACCTAGCGCAAGCCCGGCTTCAGCAAGATCGTTGACAGTTTCTTGCAGGATAAAATCTGGATCGTGATACTTGTCTGCTGGTATGCTACGCCACACGTCATAGTAGATCACAGGATCCTGCCGCCGGATCCTAGGGATCATACTTGTATGTCTTCCATGCCTGCTGTTCGTAATCTTACAATGTGTCCCATTTGCCACTGCTTGGTATCGAGTCCTTTCATGATACCCAGCCACTTGTTGCGCAACAATGCCACTTCGTTAATAATGGTCTCAAAGTCGATTACTTCGTCTTCACCGTCTACGTATTTTTCTGCGTCACGACTGGTCAGCGCACGGGCATAGCCTTCAAGATATTTCTGAAAATGGCGCCGACGAATCTTTCTTAACTGTATGTTGAGATAGTTGAGCACTGCTTCAATCTCTTGCAGTTGATTAAACCGATGTTCGGTTATTCCGGGCAGTGCGGAAATATTTTTTTCAACCAGGCCACCAATACGACACTCTTTTTTAGCTTCGTTGAGCTCGCGTTCATAGTGCTGGATGAAGTCAGGTATGTTGCCAAGACTAGCTGTTACTTTACTATACCACATGTTCAAACTCCTTGACCAGCCACGGAAATGTTTTTTTCCAATCAAGTCCACGGCGGCGATCTATTTCATTGAGAAAGTGCAACAGGTTTTCAATCTGTTCTGTATTACGTTGGTGCGTGTTAAACTCTGTTTTTAATCCTGCCATCAAGGATCTAGCATGCTTTTGTTGCCAAGTATGATCGGGCATTTCACTGAGCACAAGATCCAGTTCTTGATCAAAGAATCCTACACCAAAGATACCAGGATAAAGATGCGGTCTATTGTTGCAACTCATAAAGTAGTGCCCAATCTCTCTTGATTCACGCTGACGGTTGACAAATCTCACAAGATCAATCATGGATTTCATGCCCAGGCCAGTGATTGTCTGGTTGATATTGAGTGTGATCCAGCGTTGTTTAACAAGATATTCAAAGTTACTTTGCCACTCTTTCATGTCAATGCCGTAGCGTATATACTCTTGTTCGCTGCCCCAACAGTCAATGCTACATGTGAGATCAAATCGTTTGATCCGACGTTGTTTTAACAAAGTCTTGATACGTTCCAAAAACTGCTCAAGTTTGGCTCGAGACACTTTTAAGTTGGAAACAACATTGAACTCTAACTCTGGATTGCTGTGGCTTTCGAGAAATAACAAACAAGTTTCAAACTGACTTTGAAAGAAAGGCTCGCCACCTAATACATGCAGTCTGTGTAGTGTCGAATAGTTGTCTTCCATCCACTGCCAAAACTTCTGTGACATCTGTTCAAACTCAGTTATTTTACTAGATGTATTTTTAATCTCTAAGGTATTGTGCTTGTACTCGCCATGCCGCACATTTTCTTGTTGTATACGACTACTAAACTTGTCTTCACAATAGATGCAACTCATGTTGCACACATTGTCTAGATACACTTCAACTATGCGAGGTGTCACTTCAACTGCTGTCAAATCGTTTTCTAATTCGGGCGGAACTAGATTTGGTATCTCAATCTGAAACTGGCGATCACTCTTGCCGCCTGCTTGTTCGATATTGCGACAATATTCGCATCCACCAGTGGGCCATTGTCCATCTAACATTAACTTGCGGTCTGCTACTTTTTTATCTGTATTATGAAAACGTTCAAAGTGTTCGAGATCTATTTTTGTTTCATTGACCCGGTGACAGCTGTTGGTTTCGCCTGTGTATAGGTGTATGGTGCTCCAGGTCCATTTGAGCTGACATGCTGTTGCTGTTTTGATTGGAAAGTATTTGTTCATTGTTCAAGCCAAGTAATCAGCGATTTTGGAAACACAGACAAACTCAAAGATCTGCGACGTGCGAACTCTTTGACGTATGCTCTAAGATTATACACTTGTTTGTCTGTAGGCACAACCTTTAAGGCATCAGCTACAAAATTGGGCAACAGATCAAGATCTTTTTGCATTGTTTGTTTGGTTTCTGCATCAAGCACACCGATTGATAGATAATCTGGATCTGTGCAGGACTGGAAGTTGATAGGTATATTGTCGGCCCAACGAATAAATTCTGCTAGACCCGGCAATGTGAGATTGGTAACAGTGGCATTAAACTCGTAACCAATATTTTGTTCTTTTAACTGATTAATGTTGTTGTTAAATCGTTGCCAAGTATTGCCATATCTTGCAAACTCGTAGGCGGTGCCTGTGTTTTCAGCACTGATTACCACAGTAACATTGTTAGGAAGTCTTTCAACTTCTCGAGCAAAACGCTTTTCATCAACTCCGAGCCCTGACCAAATCTTTACTTTGACATGCGTTGGTATGGACTCAACCAGTTTATGTAAATCAAGATAGAGAAACGGCTCTCCGCCTGTGATCATTACTTCTTTGATCGTGGGCAACTGACATTGAGCAACTAGTTCTTGTAAGACATGTTTACGGGCACTTGACGATGCAATCTCTTTTTGACTTATAAACTGCAACACACGATCTTTGTCATTTATAACAAATCTGTCGTCGGTTCTTTCTACCGGATACGTAGCAGTGGCAACATCTCTACTCCAGGCGGTACTGTAAAACTTACAGCAATACACACAGGTCATGTTACAATCTGTTCCCACTATGACATTTATAGTTTCTGGTGATGAAACTATGTTTGTGTGGGTCAATGCTTGACCATCGGTGGTCAATCGTCTACTAGACATTCCTTGTTGTTCAGGCTGCCAGCAAGAAGCACCGCAAGATGGCACTGGTTGATTGTCCAGCATCATCTGTCGCTCTTTTTGTAACTCGGGTGTGTTGAAAATCTGCCCAGGATGTTGTTGAAGCCAGGACAGATCTATACGCTGTGGTGTTGCCGCACAACAACTAAAAGTGTTGAATTTTTCTAAATCAACTGACAGCCACCAAAACTTTTGATTGCAATAAAAGTTTGCCATTAATAGTCATCGTCATCATAGCTGTCCTCTTCTTCTTCCTCAAGCTCTTCTTCTTCTTTGAGGTAGTCAGCTAATGCACGTTTTATATCTCCGTCGCCCTTGAAAGCAGATTTGATTTCTTCAGCCGATACATCGTTATCAATCAATACACTGACCAATGTCTCTGCGGCTTCGTTACGATCAACTGAGTTGACATAACGTTTTATTTCTGACCAAATTTCACTTGCTAATTCAACTGACATCTATTATTCCTCCGTGGCTGTGTCTTCAGTACTTACCGTTTCTTTGACATTACCAAAGTCGGTCATGAGCTTGTCTAAACAGCCTGCTTCGTTGGCTTCCCACTTTTTACGGAACTGTTTGATGATTTCGCCATCGCTGGTAGTAAACACTAAACTGTTGCCTTCTTTTTTAAGTAGACCACGCTTCTCCGCCATGTCTACCATGCCTGAGTAAGGATTCATACCTGTTTCATAAGGAATCTTGACCTGCACACCTTCAAAAGGTTTTGCATAACGTGTTTTCATAACCTTGCAACCAGCACGGATACCCATGACATCAGTGATCTTGTTGCCGTCTTCGTCTTCTTTCAGCTTCATCTTCTTCATAGCAACCACAATACTGCTTGCATAGATAAAACCTTGTCCGCCGGAGATCTTGTCATCTGGATCAAACATGTCCTGACTTGCGTATGTGTGGTTGGTACATACCAAGCCAACATTGTAACTACCAAACATGTTGACACAGTTACGAACCAGTGCTGTGAGTGCTTTGGGCTTGCGACCTAGATCACCTTTCATTTCACCTGCATCAAACTGATTAACGTCTGTGGGAGTCAACAACATGCCCAACGAATCAATAACAAACAACACTTTAGGACGCTCGCCGTCTGGCAGTGCTTTGTAGTCGCTCATGAATGTTGAGATTGTTTTGGCCACGTCATCGATCATGGCCATACTAAGTTTAAGTAACTTGCTTTCACTGGTGTCAACACCAAGTGCTTTGAGCCAGTCTTCGTCTAACGCATTTTCACTGTCGATCAGCACAACAAAGATACCTTGCTCTTGTGCATTCTTGATAATGTTGCCTGAACAGAAATAACTTTTACCTGCACCCGACTCGCCGGCAAACACAGTGACCTTGCCTAAGGGAATGCCCTTGTGAAAGTCACCTGAGATCAGGTAGTTAAGTGCAAAATTGCCTGTTGAGATCCAATCTGTAGGATCGTTGAAACCGATGCTTAATCCATCGATTGATTTTGTGATTTCCTTGCGGAACTTTGATACGTCAAATGGTTTTCCCATTATATCTCCTGTTGATTTATAAAGTTCAATAGTGTTGTGCTAAACGTTGTGCCTATGTCTAACTTATGCCTGATTGCAAACTCTTTTACAAAATATCTAAAATCATCAACTAGACCTGGAGAACATTCTAGTGAGTGTTCAAGTGTCACAGCTACTGCCATTAAACTTTCCAAGGTCTCTGCTGGTTGATTTGGATTTTCTTTGATCCAGTTCATTATAGCATACCGATAACTATTTCTCAAGTGTTGTGGTAAAATATCAATTTTTTGGAACTCTGGATGATGTACTACGTAAGATCGATAACTGATTCGAGATTGATTGCCCAACTTCTTTATCCAGTCTAACAGTTCTATCAGCCCGTCTAGCGCCAATACATTGATAGTTCCCATGAACCCAACAAACACATCTGTGTGATTCAAAATATCTTGAACATTTTTTTCAAACAAGTTCCAGTTCAATCCTTGTCTGACAAACTCAGCCTTGGGGCCAGTACCGTCAATACTCACTAATAGTCGTATTTGTTTAAATCGATTTTTTTCCTTGAGTAGTTTTAAAACTCGATCAACATGACTTAGATTGGTAACGATTTCTACTTCAATATGCCCAGTGTCAACTTGACGAAGCTCTTCAAAAAATCTCCAAAACTTAACATTTATTGTAGGCTCTCCGCCAAGAAATCTTAGTTTTCTAATCTTTCTAATATTGTCTGAGATCATCTTAGAAGTTTGCTGATAAAGAAACTCTTGATCTGCTTCGCTCAATCTATCCTTGGTGCCCAACCGTATATATGTATTCCTGGGATCGTTTTTTATCTGTCGATAAGGCCCGTTTACTTTTAAATCAGTGGCCCAAGATGAACTCTGTGTGGGATCACAGTAGGTGCAAACAAAGTTACAGTAGTTGTCAAACATCAACGTAATAACTTGCGGAATCACATATTCTGAAAGATCTAAAGTTGTAAAATCAGAATCTTTAAGACTATGACTCAACCAGATTCGTTGACTTGCTACATCTGGAGTGGCATTCTCGATGTCCCAACAGTTTTTACATTTATCAGGTTGTTGACCTTTGAGCATCAACATCCTTTGCTGTATTTTTTCGTTGGTATTGTGTATTGCCAGTGTGTTATTGCTGATTTGAGCAAAATCTATCTCCCCTGGAACAGGCTTTTCACAGCTAGACGTTTTTCCAGTATGTAGATAGATATCTGATGTTAGCCACTTGGCCGCACAGAATGTTGGACTGATAGGGTCCAACTTTTCTAGTTTAAATGTTCTGTATTTCGAATCCATGAAGAATTTACCGGGAGCCAGGCCCCCGGTAAAGATTACTTACTGCTTGTTTTGACGAGCACGGATCATTGCCAAGATGTCTTCGGCCTTTTGTCCCGAAGCCGCTGGCTTTTGCACTGGTGCTGTTGCGGCAGGTGCGTCATCCTCATCATCAAACGCACTGGTAGTAGAAACAGGTGCCGACTTTGCTTCTGGTGCGGCTGATTCTGCTACAGTTTCAGAGCCTGTGGAAGAACCTTGCGGAGCCGCTACACCAGCTGGGCGGAAGTATGCACCCCAACGGTCAGGATCGTAAGGTTTACCATCAACTGAAGCCTCAAACATTTCTTTCATGACTTTGAGTTCAGACTCTGATGGTTTCTTAGGAAGGAAGTCAGAGAGCGTGAACAAACCATGCGCCTCAAGAGCGGCTTGTTCTGCTTCGGTCAATGCGCTTTCCTTACGAGCCCATTTACTTGTACTGTAGTCTGCGTAGCCACCTTTTGATGTCTTGGTGATACGGAAGTCCAGACCACGCATCAAATCAGTTGGCAACTCTTCCAGTTCTGGATCCATGAGTGCTGATTTGATTGTTTGGAAAATCTGAGGGCCAATGATAAATCGGCGGATTGGATTTTCTGGATGTTTGTCATCGGCAAGTGGGTTCTCACGAACAAAGCCTTGCATGATGTAACTGCGTTTTTTCCAATACTTACGACCCATGTCTTCAAGAGCTTTGTCTTTGAACCATGTGCGTACTTCTGCTAGGATTGGGCAAGCCTCACCCCACATCTCAACGCAAGGTACCTGAACTTGAACTTGTTTAGAGTCCATTTCACCCTTGATGCCGTTGAATGGTAGTTTGATCATTGCACGTTCTACCCAGAAGAAAGTGTTCTTTGAATCACCGTCGGGCAAGAAACGAAGCGTTGCGCTTTGTCCTTCGTCGATGTTCCAGTGTGGGTAAATTGCGTTGTCGCCGCCGGATTGTTGATTACCGCCTTTGTTTGACTCTGCGGCTTGGAGTCGTGCGCGGATTTCTGCTAATGATG